TATACATAGTAAATAAAACTAGGTGATTTGGAGTTGGAGGTTAGAAATGAGTAAATATTATACAGGTAGAAAAAAAATAACAATACCAGTTTCCAAGAATGACTTTAATAAAGATCCAATGAGATATATTAAGCATTATTTATCAAATGTTGTTTCAGTTAATACAGTTAATAAAGAACAAGCCAAAGAATTGAAAGACATTTATAAAGGCATGCAAAGTATTTGGAATAAAACTAGATTAAATCAAGATGATAAAAATAACAATCAAATTTCTGTAAATCACATTTTTAGACAAGTTGAATTTAAAAAAGGCTTTATGGTAGGTAATCCAATTGATTACTCATTAGCAGTTAGCAATAAAAAAACAGATGATTTAACTTACTTGCAAAAATATTTTAAAGATAGCGGAAAAGCAAGTAAAGATATAGATAAATACGAGGACTTATATGTTTGTGGTATAAGTGAGCAATTTATAATACCTAAAACTTATGATTTTGATGAAGAGGGCGAAGCACCATTTGAGCTTTACAATATTGAAGTAGGTAATGCTTTTAAGGTATATTCAAATGATATTACCAAAGCACCTTTGTTTGATGTAATTATAAGTGAAACTATTAATACTAATTTTTCTAAAAAAACACAATATGATGTTTATTTTATAAATCCAGTTGATAATTACACATATCATGTATTATTTAGTGTTGCTAATTTAACAGCTAATACATTAGCAACATCTGGTAGCCAAACAAAACAACCATATAAATATTTACCTTTAATAGAATCAGAGCTAAATAAAAATAGAATGGGTATAGTTGAATTAGTTATATCAATTCAAGATGGTTTAAATTTAATTCATTCTAATCAAGTAGATGATATTATAGATTTCGTAAATGCTTATTTAGTATTTGAAAATCAACAAATGGGAAAAGACTGGGAAGAAAAAGTAAAGACATTTAGAAGGTTAAGAGCTATTTCTATTAAGTCTAATAATCCACAATTACCAGCCAAAGTTTCGTTATTAAAAGAAACATTACAGCATACTGAAATAAACGCATTTTATGAATTACTTAAAAAAGAAATGTATGATATTGTTGCAGTTCCACAATCAAGTGGTAATGTAACAAGCGGTGGTGATACTGGTGAGGCTAGAATATTAGGTAATGGCTGGGAATCAGCACAAAATCAAGCCAAAGTAGATATTACATACGCTTTACAATACGAGTATGAATTATTAAAGAAAGTTATTAGTGCTTGTAAAGAAAAGAGTGTTAAAACTATCGGTGATATTTATGCAAGTGATATTGACATCAAATATTCAATTAATATGAGTAATAACATTTTAACTAAAACACAAGCATTACAAAACCTATATACAATGCACTTACCTTATGAAGAGTCACTTGGTATTGTTGGTATTACAAGTGATAATCATGGACTTGCTGAAAAATGGGCAAAGTTTGATGAAGAGGCAAAAACAATATCAATGAAAATGCAAACTAAAAATTTAGGTGAAAATACTGAAAATACAGACAATTCTAAAACTGAAAATGTTAAAGAATAATAAATAGTATATAATTAAAATTATTATATATGTGTTAGAGAAAACACATTAATAAAACGCAAGAAGTTAGAGAAAACTATAATCGCAGGAGGAAAAATTATGCAACATGCAAAAAAACCATTATTGGATTTAGCAAGTAATCTTCAAATGTTTGCCGAAGACCCTAATCCAACTGATGATGGTGGAAAACAAGAGCCACCAAAACAAAAACATACTGACGAAGAGTATGACAAATTAAAGGCAAATTTCGATAAGACATCAAGTGAAATTGCTGAATTAAAAAAGCAGTTAAAATCAAAACAATCAGATGAAGAAAAAAAGGCAGAAGAAGAAGAATCTCGTAAAAAAGAAGTTGATGACTTAAAGAGAGAAGTTGCAACTTATAAGATTCAAAGTTCTTTACAAGAAGTTTTTGAAAAAGAAGAAACAGAAAAGTTAATAAAGCCTATTCTTGATAATGATGTTGATACACTTGTTAAGAATCTTGTTGAATTAAGAAAAGCCTATAAGGACAAAATTTATGCCAACGCCAAAGAAGAATTTTCAAAGTCAGCAAAAATACCTGGTGGTAATGCTGATGACGCTTTACCTAGTGATGTTCAAAACTTTATTGATAGTAAGAAATCAAAAGGCAAAAATGCAAAAGATTATTACTTTGGCAACAAACAAGAAAAATAATAAGTAAAAGGAGAAAGAAAAGAAAATGGCAGAAATGGTTAAAAAAGTGGTTTATGACGCACCAGAAAAAGATGTAGCATTAAACCCAGATAATTTATTTGAGATTGCCGTTCAAGTTACAAACACTGGTGTTGTAGCTAATGCTGACGGCAGAAAGATTATCCCAGCAGGAACTCCTGTTGGATCAACTACAAGTGCATTAGAAACTAGAAATACAATTTTAGTAGTAACTAATAGCTCAGAAGATGGTGCAAATGCACAAGGCGTTTTAAGACATGATGTAGATGTAACAAACGCTACTACAACTGCTGGTGTTACAGCAACTATGATTGTTAGAGGAGAAGTTGATTCTTCAAAATGTCCAACAATTGCAAGTTCAGCTAAAACAGCATTAACACATATTATATTTGTAAACGGAGGTAGCTACTAATGCCTAATATTTTTGAATTAAAGATTACAGCAAAGAACATTAAAGCAATTTATGACGCTGGTCGTCCAGAAGATAGACCTCCATTTTTGGGATCTGCTTTATTCCCAGAAACTAGACAAATGGGATTAGAAATTAACCTTATTAAAGGTAAGCAAGGATTACCAGTTGCATTAGTATCAGCAAACTGGGATACTGATGTTTTATATCGTGATAGAATTGGTTTCGAGGCTTTACAAGCTGAATTACCATTCTTCAAAGAGGCATATAAGATGTCTGAAAAGTTAAGACAACAAATCTTAACAACAACTGAAAACTATCAAACTCCATTATTTAATGAAGTATTTAATGATGTTGATGAATTATTAGATGGTGCAGAAGTCGCTGTTGAGCGTATGCGTATGCAAATTGTCGGCACTGGAACAATCTCTATTCAAGAGAATGGTGTTGATAAGCAATACAACTATGGTTTTGATACATCAACTCAATTTGTTACTGAACAAACATTATGGAGTGCGAGTGGTGCTAAACCATTCAAATCATTAGTTGCTAGAATTAAGGCTTACAAGCAATTAACAAAGAAAACAGCAAGATATGCTATCTTTGGTTATGACGCATATCAAGCATTAATCCAAGACGCTGATATTTTAAATTATTTTGAATCATTACCAGTGCCTCTATTAGCACCAACTGATGAGGAAATTCATACTTATATTGAAAGAAGAACTGGTTTAAAGATTATTCTTAACGATTCTCAATATGTAAAGGCAAGAGATAAGAGCAAGACTGCTACTTACTTCTATCCAGCAGACAGATATACTTTATTATCTACTATTGATTTAGGAGAAACTGTTTACGGCACAACTCCTGAAGAGGCTGATTTATTATCTGGTGATAGTTCATCAGTATTAAGTGGTGAAGTATTAGGTAATGGTGTTGCTGTAACAACTTGGAAAGAAGTTGATCCTGTATGTGTATCAGTTAAAGTTTCAGAAGTTGTTGCACCTTCTTGTCCAAATATCGACCAAATCTATATTGTTAAAGTTTTAAACTAATTTATTAGAGATTAAGGAGATACTATGAGGGAATATTCCTTAATAGCATTTCCTTTTTTCTAATTAGAAAGGGGAAAGAAAATGAAAGTCTATGATAAACAAGAATGTATGAGCTATTTTAAGCGTAAATATAACTATATGGATTATGAAGATATAGAATTATTATACGATATGGCTTTGGATGTTTTTATAAACGCAAGATACCCTTTTAAAGATGATATTGATGATACATTAGTAGAAACTGAAATCAAAAAGCACCCAACATGGTGTTTAAGATGTATGCAAGAAATGGTTGATAGAATGGGTGTATCAAATGTTATAGGCTACTCCGAAAATGGTGTAAGTGTAACTTTTGATAAAACTGGAATTTCACAATCATTATTAGATGAGTTAGTTGCCGTAGCAGATTTAAGTTAGGTGGTGTTGAAATGAAATTTGGAGATACCATTTATTACTGTAAGAAAAAGGATGGGGTTGAAGAATACGAAAAGCCTATCCCAATTGTTTTAAGAAGAAATTATTTTAGTTTACAGCCAGCTAGTGAATATACTGATGTCATGGTCTATGGTGAAGATATAAATAAACGATATAGAGCATACGCAAATTTTAAAGTATGGGGAATGACATTTAAAGAGGGCGACAAATTTTATGTCGATTATCATAAGCCAAATTGTTGTAATGAAAATTATGGTGAAAACGCAAATGCTGAAATAACAGCAGTTTTATACCAAAATTTATTTATTAGATTAGAAATAAGAAAGTTGGTTTAGCTATGGGCGTTGATTTAACTGGTTTAAAGCATTTTAACAGTGTTTTGAAACAGCAAAGGGTAAATATTAAGCCAAGCATAAAAAACCCCAAATTAAGCAAGATAATCGAGATTACAAAAGAAGAATTAAGCAAAGCATATAGTGGCAAATTAAAAGTCAATATAGTTGTTGAGTCAAGAGAAGATGGATTTACTGTTTATGTCAAAGATTTAAACACAAGAAACCCTAAAATAGCATTTGACGAGTTTGGAACTGGATTCTATGCAAAAGGTAGTTATCCAGGTAAATTGCCAACACAAGTAATAACATTTACAAGTGCTAAAAAAACCAGATCAACAATGGGATGGGATTATTACTATGATAATCCAGATACAAAAAGGACTTATGGGCAAGTTAAAGGTTGGTTTACTCCAAACGGAACTTTTCATATAGGACAAAATGCTAATGCTACAATGTATAAAGCAATTAAAATAATTATCAATAGAATAAGGAGTGAATTATAATGTTAAATACAATAGATTTTATAAATGATCTAAAACAATATCTTAAAACATCAATTATAACATTAGATAGCGACTTTTCTAAACTAGATACATACACAGCTTATACATACGAGCATACGCCAACGCCACCAGAAATTGATGTTTACATAAATGATGATAGTGAAGATACTATTTCAAATTCTTATGATGGTGAAAATATATCTAGTGTATCAGTAAACATTTATTGTTATGCAGACGCTATGTTATTAAATAATGATTCTAAAAAAACAAGTGCAGTTGATACAACAACTTTATTAGCTCAAAGAGTTAAAGAAGTTTTAGAAAAAAATAAATATGCTATGGCAAACGAAAACATCATTTCATGCAGTAGAACATCATATACTGGTGCTATGAATGTTAGAGATACAAAATTGTATGTAGCAATATTAAGATATGATTTTAAAGTTAGAAATAACTATACAAAAATATATAATTAAAAAGGAGAAATATTATGGCGATAAGCACTAATAAAAACGCATTAACAAGTATCGGTTTAAAGATTGGTATTGCTGTTGAAACTACTGCTGGAACTATGCCAATAACTAATTATTATTTAGTTCCACAAGTTACTGACTTACCAGATTTAGACTTTGAGCCAGATACAATTGAAACAACATCTTATGACAATTTAGAATATAAGAGTTATTTAAGTGGTTTAAAAGATACTGGTGGTATTATTTCATTACCAGCTAACTATACTGAATACGGAGCTGATATGTGGGATGATATTGTTAATACATTAGATCCATCAACAAATGTTAATGGCTTAAAAGCATGGTTGCTTGTTGCAATACCAGGAACTACAAGACATTGGTTTATCCCTATTAGTCCAGCTATTACTGGTTTACCAACAGCACCAGTTAATGACAAAGTATCAATTAATTACAACTTTACTGTAACTGGCGATATTATCGAACAATCAATTGCTGACGACTCAACTTATTGGGCAAGTGGCGATTATACTGGTTAATAATATAATAAAAAATATATAAAATAAAAGAGGTTAAAATATGATATACAAGTTAAACAATAAAGAATATCAAACAAAAGATATTAATTTTAGGGAAATGGTTAAAATGGAAAAATGTGGTGTTAATATTATGACACTTGGAAAAGACTCAAATCTTTTTGGACAAGCCGTTTGTATGGTTTCATACATCACTGGTTTATCAAAAGAAAAGTCTGCTGAAGAAATTGATTCTCATTTAGATAATGGTGGAACAATTGAAGAAGTATTTAAGTGTTTTGAAGTAATATCAACGAGTGATTTTTTCAAGAAAGTGGGAGCAAAGAAGTAGAGCCAACAACTTCCACTAACAAAATAAAGATAGAGGAGTATGGTAGTATAAAAGATTTTATAAATGAGGTCTATTTACTACCATATTTAACTATTGGAGGCTCACGAAATGACTTTTGGGAACTAACTCCTAAAGATTTAATGATTGATTTTAGGGCGTATAAAAGGCGTTGTGAGAATCAACAACAATTAGCGTGGTTACAAGGATTATATTTTAAACGAGCATTACAAAGTAGTGTATTGACTTGTGGATTAGCCGATAAAAAAGTTGTTAGAGAAATGCCTAAATATCCAGATATGCCAAAGACTCAA